AGTTCCCATTCAAGAGCAAAGAGATACAGGTCTATGATGTGGTGCGGGTGGTCTGCTTCAAGACGGAGGAGGGCGGACAGCATGAGCAGTAAAATCCTTTTCCCGACTTTCAATGTCTCTCTCGGTCAAGCGATAAATATTGTAAAAACGGGTCTGGCTGATGAAAGCATTTCCATCAAAACACGGGTACTTGCCATTGACCATGTGGCCCACATGGAGACGCACAACAGCATCACCAAGGACGAGTTAGTGGAGGCCTTGCGGTGGCTATTTGACCACTACGACTTCGAGGAGGATTGACGGCATGAGCGAGTGGATCAGCGTCAAGGAGAGGCTGCCGGAAAAAGAAAATGAGATGGTCTTAGTTACCGACGGATTAACCGTTATTACAGGCTTCAGAAACTGGATGTTTAGACTGGAAGATGGAAAAGTTTATACACCAGGTCTAAAGATGGGTGGAGGGTCAATGGAGGTTACGCATTGGATGCCTCTCCCAGACCCGCCGAAGGAGGGATAGCCCTTGAACCGTGCAGAGCAGGAGGCCCTTATTATCAAATATCGCTATCTGGTACGCTCCGTGGCCTATTCTGTCTCCAATGAGGCAGCTAAAGACGAAGACGCCCTACAAAATGGTCTGATCGGTTTATGGGAAGCAACCAAAAGGTGGGACGGAAACCGTCCCTTTGAGCCTCTAGCCCGCCGCTGCATCCGCTGCAACATCATTGATTACATACGCTCAATACACCCGGATGACTCTCTAGAGGAGGACATTCCATCCGAGGAGAACATTGCAGCTCTCCAATCCTATGAGGACCAGGACTTTCTTGCTCTGGTTTATAAATTGTTCCCCCGCAGAAGCCGGGAGCGAAGGGTGCTGCTGGCTCTGATGCGCGGAGAATCCAAGCCAGTTATCGCCGCCAAGCTGGGGTGTTCTCGTCAAACCGTCTACAATATCAGTCGGGCCGCCTGGCAAAAACTACAGGTCGAAGCCGAACAAGAAGCGCAGGGGCGTTGACCCCTGCGCTTTCTTTATAGCCTGTATTGGTCGAGCATGACCCTTATGTGGGCCACATCATCCACCATTTTCTCGTGCTATCAGCCCCAGTTCGCCTTCTGGATTGCCAGCTTCATTTCTGAGGTCAGAAACGCTCCTGGAACCGCACGCGGGCCATTGACATGCCTTTACCCCATTCCAAGCCTGGCCAAGAGGAATCCAACCACTCCGGTGATGATGGCCGTGATCACTGTCTCCCAGCGCTTGTTCGGCTTCTCTTTCAGGGCGTTTATATCAGCGGACATGGTGGCAAGCTGTGCAATGATCTGGCTGTACTGGGTGGTAACAGCCGTCATACCACGCTCCAAGGCCCCAAGGCGGTTGTAGATCTTCTCGTGAGAGCGTGAGCGCTCCTTCTTCTCGTCCTCCAGCGTCCTCTCCAGTGCCTTGATGCGGACGAGGGAAGCGCAGTCCGTCCCGCTGCACTCGTGCTCCGACATCGGTCACGCCCCCTTCCCCTGTGCCCGCTCGGCCTGTGTTCCGAAGTAGAACGCAATGATAACGGTGAACACGGTAAGGAACTGGTCGATGCCCACCATCCCACTGGCGGAAAGATAAGCAAATACCACCGTCAGAATAAGGGTGACGATGGACTTCACGGTCAGCAGTCTGGACAGTCGTTCTTTCATGGTAAGTACCTTCCTTTCTAATTCTTGCTCATAAGGCTCCAGAAATAGTTTGCCTGGGCCGCAGTCATACCGGCCCTTTGCAATGCTGTCAGCTTTTCCTCCTTCTTTCCGTCTCCGGAATAGATAGCATAATATCGTTGGTAGTCCTCAACACTCAGGCCCCAGTCTCGTGCCCGCTCCCATTTCCGGCGCCCTGCATCCGATACCTGTTCCACGGCATAGAGCACATCCTTTTCCTCCTGGCTCAAGCCACTGGTTTCAATGGCGGCGATGGTCTCAGCCTGGTTCGTCCTTCCACTTCCGTCCGTATCCTTTTCCTGGACGGCCCAGTGCAGATAGTCCTGTGCCGGCATACCGGCCTGATATGCCTCCCGCACCTTCTTTCCGCTGAGGAGAGAGCCCCCATACTGCCCACGCAGCAGAAGATATTCCGATGTCGAAATGCCCAATTCTTTCTTTGCGTTCTGGGCCTCCGCTACCCAATCTTCCGGCTGATAATCACTGACCGCAGCCTTCCCCAGCATATCGGCGTAGTTATACACGCTGCTCACCGCCTGGGTCTTCTCCTCGTCTCCAAGGCTTCGGTACAGGCTGCTGTCCAGCAATTCCTCCAGAAGCTTAAACTGTGTCTGCCCTCGCTTCGTGGCATATTCCACATATTGCTCCCCGGTCAGATCCACCCGCTCGCCGTCCACCGTGATGTACTTCTGCGGCCGATCCGGCACCACGCCGCCGTCTCCGGTCTGGTTGTAGAGCCGTTGAATCTCTTTGTCTACGTCCGTCACCTGCATACTAGAGGTATAGGCCGGATTCAGGAAGTTGTCCATCGCCCGCATGGGCAGCGTCCCGCTCTTCTCCTCTCTCCCCCATGCGTCGATATAGGGCACTTGCTGGTAGTCCCAGCCTGGAATCCGGGCGCTGGCCCGCCCGATGGCGTACTGGATATCGGTGGGCAGCCGCAGGTTCTTGTCGGTGTAGGTGGTCATGCGCACGTCCTCGGCGGAGCGCTCAATCTGTCCGCCAAAGGTGGGGATTGGCTGCGTGAAGTAGCTGACCAGCGCGGAGGAGACCAACGCCCCCAGCTTGTTCTCCGAGAAGGAAACACTGTCAATTACATCGTTGAGGGACTGGAGCATGGACAGCTCCAGCATGGGGTCGGAGATGGACTTCAGGGCGGTGGAAATGCTCTCCGCCGTGTTTCCCCCCTGTCCCATGGAGTCCATCAGCTCCACGCCCATGAAGAAGGGCAGGGCCTCCGGGGCCAGCCAGTCCAGCGTGACATTCCCGCCGCCGGGCAGGTTCAGCGCGTAATTCTGTACGCCCGTCAGGTCGTTGATGGCGTCCTGCCCCTCGTCGTCCCCGCCGCCGCTGGTGACAATCCCCTGGGCGAACAGGTACGCGCCCAGCGCCATGAGCCCCGAGCCGGTGAGTCCGGAGGCGATGTGGTCGATGGCCTCCGCTCCCGTCATCCTTCCGCGCTTTACCTGTATCAGATCGTAGGTCAGGGCCTTTGCCAGCCCGGCCGGGCTGTACTCCATGCCCCGCACCAGGATATTGGCCGGGGTGCGCTTGAAGGGCAGGACGGCCTCACCGGCGGGCCCTAGGTCGCGGGCGATCTGCACCACCTTATCCGATACCATATTCCGATCCTGATAGGTGGCCTTCAGTGCCTCCCGCCCCGCGTAGTCCCGCGCCTGGCTGAGAATCTGCGCGTCCACCGTGTTGTTCCGCATCTGCTCCGCTGTCACGCCGTTGGATTGGAGATAGCCGGCCAAAGCGTCGGCGTAGGTGATACGCTTGAAAATGGCGTCCTCCGCCTCCAGGGCCCAGGAGTTTATCTTGCGGCCCGCCCCCAGAGGGGCGGTTCGGAAAATACGGCGGCGGCTGTTGATTTCCGTTCGAATGTCGTCATACTTGTTCCCGGAAAGCACGTCCTGCACGTTTGCCCAATCGGCCCACGCAGCCTTATAGAGCGCGGGATTGGCCGCGAACGACTTGGTGCGTCCCAGCCTTCCGCCACTGACCTTGGAGACCCCCGCCTCGATGGTTGCCGCCACCCGGTCTTTTGTCCAGCGCAGCGGCTGAAATCCGACGTTGCCTACGACATTTCGGATATGCGTCCTGGGGTTAAAGAGCATCGCCATGTACCGCCAGGCGTTCCATTTATCCTGCCATGTGGCGGGCACCTGGGCGGCCACGTTATCCTTGATTTTATCCAGCACTGCGTCCCGGCCCGTCTGGTCGGTCTGCTGGTTGAACTCCTCAATCAACGCCGGGTCGATGGTGATCTCCAGATCCTTGTAGTTTTTCTGGATGGCCTTTTCCAGCTCAATTACCACGCGCTGGGCGGCGTAAAGCTGGTCGCTGGGGGCCAGCTTGCGCAGGATGGAGGCCGCCTGTACTGCCTGCCCGGCGGTGGTCTCCATCTGCGCGTAGAGGGAAAGCAACTCCGCCGTGGCCTTCCCGTCTCCCGCGTTGGCTGCATTCACCAGAAGCTGCTGCCCCAGGGTGGCAATGTCCTTGGAAACTAAGCCCTTGCGCACCTGGGTGGAGAACTCCTCCAGCGCCCGCTGATATCCCTTCATCTCAATGGTTTTCACGGCCCGGTCAATGGAAGCCCTGTCACTCACTCGGTCATAGGACAGCTCCCCGCGCAGCACCATGTTCCGAATGTCGCCCACCGCCTCGTCGGGAATAGCCTTTGCCCCCATGGCGGTGGAGGCGGTCTTGCGGATGGGCCGCCCCTGCGGGTCGGTGGTGGGCACGTCCACCGGTCGGGCCGCGTTGGCCCCTTCGGGGAAGAACTCGCTCTTGGTGCCCTGGAACTCCGACCAGGGGTCGAAGCCCTTCCGAGCTGCGCCGACGGAACTCTCCGGGCCTGTCTCAAAGGCAGGCCCAGGCCCCTCCCTGGGCGTATCCTGTGTTTCACCGCGATCGCCCTGCTGTAGGTTGACATCCTGCCCGGCTGGGGGTATACTGTTTCTAGCGAGGACATCATCAGCCATCGCCTGGGGCACTGGACGCCCTTTGGAAAGAAGCTGATAAATGTCCTCGTTATTTTTTGTATACAGCACATTTTCGCCATTATTACCAATGATTCTTTGGATATAATCCGCCCCAAATGCAGATGCAACATCGTTTTGAACATCAATTGCACCCTGTGCATTTAGGTGGATCGGAATAATAACAGGTTTTCCGTCCAAATCGTTCCATTCTGTAAGAACGATCTTACTCGCAAGACCTCTCGAATTGCTTTGCGGGTTCTCTATAATTGCAATGGGGTCTGCAAGTTGATAAGGGAGATTTTTAAGCGCTGATAGCCCAAGATTATGCTTTCCACCCATATATCCGGATGGATATGCAATTTTCCTTGCGACGCTTTGCCGCATGTGCAGATCAAGCGCAGGCGCTCCATACTCAGCGAGAATGGATGGCGTCTGCCCGAGCACGATATCGGCGCCAGTAGGAAGCGTGCCCATAAAAACGCCGTCGATTGCAGATTGATACCGGCGTATATTATCTATTGAAACAAGAGGTTCCACATCTGCATTTTTCTGCACAGCTCCAGGAAGTTCCGCCCGGATAACCTGCTCGCCCGGCATGCGGTTATCCGCCTGCTGATAGGCGGGGGAACCGGGCAGGAAGAGGCCACTTTTGGCCTCTTCGACCGTCGGTAAGGTAACGGCCAGCGGATTTCCGCTGGAATACCGGGCCATGTTCTGACCCGCCTGGATATTGGCGGTGGCTCTCTGGGTAATGTCCTCGTTGCTCCCGATAGCCCTCCGGGTGGTTCTGATGTCGGACGCCGCATTAGAAATCGCCCCCGGCAGCTCTAGGCCGCCCTGGAGCACTCCGGCGGCCACCGCGCCCATGATGGCACTCTGCGCAATCTCCTCCGGTGTGGCGTTGGGGGCGTCCGGGTCATAAATGGCCCGCTGCAAATAAGGGGTGAGAACGGTGGAAAGCGCATCCTCGCCGCCCTCGCCTGCGATATCCAGGGCCCGGCTGACCAGGGGGCTGGCCTTGACTGCCTCGGCAATCTTCCCCACCTTTCCGCCGCCCAGGCCGGGGATGCCGCCCGCGATGCCCTCAATGGCGGTCTCCAGGGCCCCAGAGGCCGCGCCAAAGGCCAGCGCCCGCCCGGTGTCCGCCCCCTCCGCTTTGGCCTGGCTGGCCGCGTTGCCCGCCGCCTGAATGCCGAACAGCGCCCGGCCCACGTTCTCCCCGCTGGAAAGCGCCTGGGCCGCGTTGAGCCCCTTCCCTGCTGCGGACACGACCTTGGACGCGCCGATGCCGGGCAGCATCTGCACCACGGTCTGCCCGATACCCGTCACGTTCTGCGCGCCCTGGCTGGGGTTGTACTTCTCCGCCAGTTTCTGCTCCAGGTCTTGCGTTATACTGTTATCTAAAAAAGCATCTGCGTTTCGGCCGGCCCACTCTGATACCGGGTTGGGAGCCAGGCCACCAAGAGAACTGATCCCCTGCACTCCCTTATAGAAGCCGCTGCCGATGAAGTCTGTAACCCCTTCCGCCGCCCCTAAAAGAGCGGTACCAGCCCGTCCCCATGCGTATGGACTAATGAGTTCATCCGCAGAAGACGGCAAAATACTGAGACCTTCAAAAAATCCACTCTTGGCTGGGGTGGTCAGGGGGTTGGTTTTCTGCTTAACTGTCGGAAGTGTGACCTTCTTTCCCTTGCTCTCCGGCAAAGAGGAGGGAGCTGTGGTTTTACTGATACGTGGAGACGGGGCAGCGCTCTGTGATACACTCTGCTGCAAGGTGTTAAAAACCGTCTGCGTTGTCGGCCGCTTTTTCCCAAGCGGGTCAACATTGATTGCGCTCCCTGTTACCTTGGATTGCAGCTCTGACAGCTTCGCCATAAGGGCACCTCTAAATCAAGGACTGAATATTACCGAAACTGGGCCGGGAAGGGACTGTCGAAGTGGTTCCGCGCCGGAATTTGATCAGCCCGGTAGCAGGATCTTGATATGCTTCCACCTGTCCACTATCCACCATCTGCTCCAGGTAGGCCCTGCTGACCGGCCCATAGCCGAGCGCCGTCACGCTGGACATGTCGATTCCACTCCATTCTGAATTGTTCCCCTGCACCTGGCTGCCACCAACCGAACCTCCTGCGTTAGAGGTTGGGGCGGATACGTTCTCGACGGTGCCACTGCCGGTAGTTCCTCCAGTACCTCTCCCGGCATTTCCGCTCCGGCCTCCCGCGGCCGTGAGGGACGCCTGGAGCGAAAGCTGATTGATATACGCCTGTGCATCCGCCGCCGTAATGCCCATGGCGTCCAGCATCTCCTGAGAGGGCATAAGCCCCATCTCAAGAAAGGCGTTTCCGTACTGGGCCATCTGCTGGCGCTCGGCCAGAGCTGAACTGGCTGCATCCTGCTGCTGCTGATATTGGAGCTGCTGATTCTGGAGATCCATCTGATACTGCTGCATCAGAGCCTCCATGTTTGCCTGCTGGACACGCACCTTTTCCTGATACAAGGCCGCCGCCAGAGCGGCGTCGCCGTTGGCCTCCGCCTCCGCGATGGCGTTGTTGTACTCCACCTCGGCGTTCGCCATCTGCTGTTCCAGGTCTGCGTAGGTCTGCGCTTCCGCTGTGCTCAGTTCGTTCAGGTTATTCTGCAAGGCTACGTTGCGGGCCAGCTCGGCCTGGCCGCCCGCGCCGGAGTTCAAACCAGCCGCCGCCGCATACTCATTGAAGTTACGAGCTGCCAGCTCACTGGCCCCTGCCGCCTGGTTCCGGGCGTTCTGATACCGGGTGTCCACACCCTCCCCCGCCCGGTTGATTGCATTGACGTTCTGCTGGTAGGCGTTGTTAATCTGCGCCAAAGCGGCCCGCTTCTGCGCCGCATACATCTCCTCCAGATAGTTGGAATAGTCCTCAACTTGAGGAAGCTGCGGCGTTGTCAATCCACCCGCGCTGCCGCTCCAAGTACCTGTAACCGGGTCAAAGCTGACGTTCCCCCCGTTCTGGTTCAACAGGCCGGACAAATACTTGTTTTCCTCCTCCAGCCGCTTCTTTTCCTCGTCGCTGGCCCCCCACCAGGCATTTGAGTTTTGATTCATCTGGTCTTTAATCTGCTGCTGGATTCCGGTGTTTACTCCTACCCCGGAGGCGCTGTTCCCCTTTCCCGAGCTCCCCCCGCCTGAACTTCCTTTCCCGGAGGAAGAACTTCCCTTGGAGCCGCTGGAGCCACCCGTGGTTGTCCACTTGCCAGTACCGGGATTGAAGGTGGAGCTTCCTCCCGTCATGCTGTCAATCTGGCTTTGCAGGCGTTCGTTCTCCTTGTGCAGGCGGTCTTGCTCGGCCTTATTGGCTCCATGCCACGCCTGGGAGTTCTTGTTCATCTGGTCTTGCAAATCCTTGATGCTTGCCATTTCGTCCTCCTTTCCAGCTTGTTCAGCTCAATAGGTTTAAGCGCTCCAGTACGACGGCCAGCTCCTGCCGGGTCATATTATCGCGGGGCCGGGTGCCGTCCAGTACGCCCTTGTCCCTGGCCTTTTCCCACGCCTCAGCGGCCCAAACGTCCGGGGTGTCCTCCGCATAATCTGTCCCCGGTTCGGCCTGCCACGCGACGCCCAGGAACTCACAGATGCCCTTTGCGGTGGCTTCGGCCAGCTTGTCCCGATACTTGGTATCTTTGAGATACTCCACGTCGATCTTATTGGTATGGAAGCCGTACTCAATCAGGCAGGCGGGAGCGTCCGTCTTGGCGAGCACGGTATACATCTCATGCTTGATAGGTTCACTTCTCAGGGAAACCCCGGCGGCGTGGAAGGCGTTGACCAGCTTGGAGGCCAGCACATTGCGGGAGGCCGTCATGGGCCCGGCGCTGGTGTAGATTTCAAGCCCAGATCCGCTCGACCATCCTTTCCCCTGTCCAGCATTGGTGTGGATGCTCACAAAGCAATCCGGCTTTGCTTTATTGCTGATGTTGGCCCGCTCCGTGAGGCCGGGGTAGTTGTCCGCCGTCTTGGTGAGCACCACGCCCACCCCCTGAGCCTCCAGCAACGGCTTGATACGCTGTGCCATATCCCAGGTAAACTCCCACTCTTTGTAGGTGCCGTCCGGGGATCCGTTGACGTTGCCCGGCCCGTGTCCGGGGTCAAGGCATACAGTGTGCTTGCTCATAGGCTTGTTCTCCTCTTCCGGCGGCTCCTGGCCGTCCTGTTTTGTCCATACGCACAGATACCCGGCCACCCGGCGGGCGCTGTAGATACGCTGGCCGTCCCCAAAATCGCACTGGCTGG